CGTGTCAAGCACAAAAAGAAAACGGGGCAATCCCGAAGGACAACCCCGCTTCCCAACCAACAGAAAGGACACCCCACGTCTACGCAACTTCGTAGGGTGTACTCAGTTTTAACACGTAGCCAGTGTTAGTGTCAAGCCATTTCTTTGCTTGGCGTTGAGAATTTGTCACATGAACCGTGACCCACTTTGTCAGGTCAACAGCTTCACCCTGCTTAACAAGTTCGCGGCTTGTCTCACCCAACCTTACCATACTAGCTGGCGTGAGGACTTGCCATTTCCCGTCAAACTCTCGTTCGACTATCTCAGCCTTCAGTTCCCGTCTTTTCATCTTCATCCTCCTGTTCAATTACGTGGATGTATAGGTCAACAGCATCCCGTATTAGGTCAGCAACACTGACTTGTTCTAACTCAGTCTTTGCTCTTTCGTGTGCCATCTTTGCCAGTTTGTCCCACTGTTCTATCGGAAACAGTAGATTGTAACACTTTGTCGGTACATTCAGTTTGTTTGGTCTGGGCATTATCTTCCTCTTGCCATTCACTAACCCAATCATAAGTTTCATCCACGCCTCGTTTGCTAGGAACAACTCGCGTTCTATAAGAAGGGTTACGTATATGTTTAGCTATAGGGTTTCTTTTTTTCATAGTAATATATAATAAGTAAATATTATAGGGTTCCCTAAAGGGTGTACCCTTAAATAGCACGAACAAAAATTATCGTCAACAATAAAAGTTGCTTGACAGCGTTTTTAGTTTGTCATATGAGTAATTCATGACTACTTGGGTAAAAGACTTTGTAACATCCTTACCTCTGCAACCAAACGGGCGGATGCGTATGGACTGCCCTGTTTGTGGAAAGAAAAACACTTTTAGTGTAGGAGAAAAGAATGGCGAACGCTTATATCATTGCTTCCATGCTGACTGTACTACTTCTGGTCGTACAGGCTTCAGGTTAACTAAAGATGTAACAACGCATCCTATGTTATTGAAAAAAAACAATAAGAGTGACGCTGCTGTCACGCACTGTGTTACTTTTGAAATGCCAAGTACGTTCGTTCCAATAACCCGTAGCCAAGAATCAGTGGACTACCTCAAACGAGTACACGCTTACAATGCCTATCTGGATGGTCGGGTAGATTTGCGGTTCGATTTCCAACGTAATCGAATTGTCTACCTCATTACGGATGGCAAGCGTGTGGTCGATGCGGCAGGCCGAACATTAACCAATGAGAAACCGAAGTGGTGGAGATATGGAAAGTCAGGTAATCCTTTCGTTTGCGGCAGGGGACGTGTCGCTATTCTTGTCGAAGATTGTGCTAGTGCTTGTTGTGTATCTTCTGTTTTTTCGGGCGTAGCACTGCTTGGAACAAACTTGCTTGACACACACATTAAAGTATTGCAGAAATACGACAAGGTATTTGTAGCTCTTGATAAGGATGCTACTCAAAAAGCCCTAGAAATTGTAAGAAAATTACAAAGTATTGTGCCGACTAACATGATGATTTTAAACCAAGATATAAAGGACATGGATGATGCAACAAGAGAGCGAGTCCTCTCAAAGTACGCTTGAACATCAGGTGTTGGGCTTCATGCTCAACCACGAGTTCTACGGTAAGGTAAAAAACATTGTCACTAAAGACATGTTCACAGGACGAGATGCTACTATCTTTGACGTGATTAGCTACGGTCACAAGGAGTATGGTGTCGATATGCACCCTAGTCAGGTGGCGGCACTGGTCAGTGACCGCAACCCTGCTATGCCGTCTAGCGCAGTACACGAAATATACAATATACTAGACAACCTATCCACGAACATATCAGAGGAGATGGCACTCGAACAGGATGTGGTCAAGAACTTCTGGGTGAGAGATAGGGCAAGACAGATTGGTGAGAAGGCGATTGCTATCTTCACTGGCGAATCAGAACACTTCGGCGAACTTAAAACGCTTATCGACATGGTTGAAGATGGGCGAATGACAGATAGGACAACCTATAGTGAAATGGACAAAAACTTTACACAACTAGTACAAGAAGAAACAGGTGACCCCGACTTTCCCTTTGGTTGGGATTTGTTGTCAGAGCATTTGTCAGGCATGGACAGGGGTAACCTTGGTATTATCTTCGCTCGTCCAGAGGTAGGTAAGACAACGTTCTGTTCTTTTCTTGCCGCGAACTACATTCGCCAGAAGCATAAGGTAGTCTACTGGGCAAACGAGGAACCTGCTGAGAAGATTAAGCTACGTATCATCCAATCGTTTTTTGAACGTACACGACAGCAGATGATAGAGGAACAGCACACATTACAACAACGCTACGATGAAGAGATAGCACCTTATCTTATTGTTATGGACTCTGTAGGCACATCTATGGAAGAATTAAACGAGTACGCCCAGTTAAATGAACCAGACGTTATGTTCTGTGACCAGCTTGACAAGTTTAGGGTCGCTGGTGATTTTAACCGTGGAGATGAACGTTTGAAGGAAACCTATGTAGTTGCGCGGGAAGTTGCTAAACGTAACAAACTTCTGATATGGTCAGTATCACAAGCTAGTTTTGAAGCACATGACAGACAGTTTATTGATTATGCTATGTTAGATAACTCTAGGACGGGTAAGGCTGGTGAAGCAGATGTTATTATTGGCATCGGCAAAACTGGCACATCTGAAGAAGAAAACACAGCACGGCATATATGTATTTCAAAAAACAAAATAAACGGATGGCATGGTATGTTCACTAGTCATATTGACGTACAAACTGGTGTATACTATTAATGACAACGCCCAAACCTAAAGAGGCAACGTGGGCAACAGCGAAACTGTACAGAGTAGATTTGTATAACGTTAAGTGGCCTCGTTCTGGCACACGTTTAGTTTGGGCTGTTGTAGGTAGAAAGTGGGTGCGAATCTGTGTTCCTATTGAGTGGATTAAGTTTCGCATGAGAAGAGATGAATGGGATAGTATCCCGCATGAATTGTTTGTAAAGGAAGAGACTGATGAGAGTCTTGACGTTTGACGTAGAAACTACCCACAAGGAGAAACCCAATGGTTCATCCACACCCTTGCCGTACTTCGGTAACACACTTGTCTCTGTGGGCTACAAGTGGCTGGGCATTGAACAGGTACACTACCTTTGCTTTGACCACAGTACCCAGCAACCTAGCAAGGATGGCTTCAATATATTCCAAGATGCCCTGAACCTTGCTGATGTAGTTGTAGGTCACAACATCAAGTTCGACTTATCGTGGATACGCGAGTGCAACTTCAAATATGATGGACATGTGTATGACACTATGGTTGCTGAGTATATACTTGCCAAAGCTAGACGCTGGCCTCTTAGTCTTGCTGCTGTTGCTGAGAAGTATGGCGGCGTACAAAAAGAGAAAGACCTGATTAGCCCCTACTTTAAAGATGGCAAAACATTCTTTGACATCCCGTGGAGTATTATAGTAGAATATGGGATTGCAGATGTAATAGCTACAGAAGAGGTAGCATTAGAACAACTCAAAGCCTTTGGCTCATCGTTTGAGGAATTATTTAATGACCCTGATACCAACATTGAGGTTGTCGCTTGAGATGACAAACGTTCTTGCTCACATTGAGCAGAACGGCATCAAGATAAACAAAACAACTCTAGCTGAGATTCGCGAAGAGTACGAACAAGAACTATTTCAGTTAGAACGTAGACTAAACGAACTAGCTGCATATGCTATGGGTGATACCCCTGTTAATCTTGATAGTCCAGACGATAGGTCTATGTTGATGTACTCTTGCAAAGTCGTTGATAAGAAGACTTGGGCTAACATATTTAACCTTGGTCATGAAATGCGTGGTGCAACCAAGAAACCCAAGATGCGTAAACGTATGTCTCGTGCAGAGTTTAAAGGATACGTAATGCGAGAGACTGACGTAATTTACAAAACTATAGGTTCACAGTGTTCGAACTGTAATGGAAAAGGTAGATACAACCCTTTAAGAAAGGATGGAAGCATTGGAAAAGCTGTTAGGATATGTCGAACGTGTTCGGGTAAAGGTGTGGTTTATGAGAGTACAGGTGAGGTTGCAGGTTTTAAGATGGTTCCTCGTGACGTATTTGATGTTGCGGCGGGTGGTTTTAAGACTGACAAGGAGACGTTAGAGGACATGTCACTATCCTTGCGAGGGGATGCTCGTGAGTTCGCACAATCTTACATACGATACTCTGCCCTGCGAACCTACCTGCGTTCCTTTGTTGAGGGTATGGAAAACAACATGGACAGCAATGGCTTTATCCACACAGAGTTTATGCAATGTGTGACAGCGACAGGCCGTTTGTCGTCTCGTAATCCAAACTTTCAGAACATGCCTCGTGGTTCTACCTTTGCAATTCGTAGGGCAGTAGAAAGCAGGTTCAAGGGTGGTCAAATATTAGAAGGAGATTACAGTCAGTTAGAGTTTAGGGTCGCTGGTTACCTTGCTGACGATGATGGTATCCTGACAGACGTAGAAGCTGGCACAGACGTTCATAGCTATACTGCTAGTGTGATTGGTTGCACGAGACAAGAAGCGAAAGCACACACATTTAAACCGTTGTATGGTGGTGTTAGTGGCACAGATGACCAGCAACGATATTACAGAGCGTTCAAAGAAAAGTATCGTGGCGTTACAGAGTGGCATAAGTCTCTGCAGAAAGATGCAGTGACAAAGAAAGAAATTACCTTACCGTCAGGCAGACAGTATGCTTTCCCAGATGCTAGGTGGACTGAATGGGGTACGGCTACCAATCGCACAGCTATCTGTAACTATCCTGTGCAAGGGTTCGCCACCGCAGACCTTTTGCCTATGGCTCTTGTCAAACTACATCACGATATGAAGGACATGCAGTCGGTCATCTGCAACACAGTACACGATTCGATTGTGATTGATGTGTATCCCGGCGAAGAGGACCAGTGTGTTCAGGTGATGTCCAACGCCATGTTGTGTTTGCCGCAGGAGACAAAACGTAGGTATAACAAGGAGTACAGTATGCCCGTAGGAATAGAATTAAAAATAGGAAAAAACTGGCTTGACTTACACGCCGTGTTTGAAGTATAATCAATTTACGTTAACTTTAACCCAGTGGAGAATAGCATGGGTAATTTAGAAATAGTAGAAAATGAATTTGCAGTAAGTATATCGGATGATAAAGATGCGTTGCTGGCTGCGTTAGGTCAGGACGGTGTGTCTGAGTCTAAACAAGCTGGTCCTGCAACTTTGCGGATTAACTATGATGCTGATACTGAAGAGGGGCATACGTTAAAACGTGGGACGTGGAAGATTTGGAACGGTTCAGAAAACGTGTACTCTGATACCGTAGTTATTAATCCTATGGCTCGTACTTACCAATATTCTATCTTTGACCAAGAAGAAGGGCAGATTATTTGTCGCTCTATGCAGCGTAGAAAAATGACTGACCGCTTTGAGGATGATAGAGGCGGAGTTAAATGCGGTAGACTTACTCGTAAAGAAGAAGAGGACCTCGATGAGGATGACCCTCGTTTGCTTTTGAGTAAGTCTGTAACGTGTAATCTGATTATTTACGGACAGCTTGATATGGCTAATGCTGTTAATGCCGCAGGTGAAGCTTCTCCGGTAAAGGACTTACCTTTTGCAGGTTACTTTAAACGTTCGGGATTCCGTCCAATGAATGACTTTATCAAGCAAAAGCTGGGTAACTCCATCCCGTTACCGACTGCGTTAATAGAAATAAAAACTAAGCGTATGTCCAATGGTGGGGTAACTTACTGGGTTCCTCAACCCTCTCTAGTGAAGGAAGTCTCGTTGACTCCAGAGCGTAAGGAGTTATGCCAAAAGTTTTTAGATACTATCGCTGCATCTAATAACATGCTTATGAGCGATTATAAAGAAGCCCAAAAGCAAATGATGCCTGATGAGGATATCGACCTAGCTAATCGGTTAGCGGGATGATAGCCCTTCTGGAAGTACAGGACTTCCTAAAAAAAGCAGGACGGGGAGAGATTGACTCTTCCCGTTTTGACGACCTGATAGAGCAGTTTGGGGAAGACTGTAAAAACTCTTTGCGAAAGCAGCTATCATCTCGTGGTGGTTACCGTATTCGTATGTCAGGTCTAGGCCGCCCACTCTGTCAGCAGAAGATGGAACAACAGGGTCATGTCCAAGATGTTGCGTATAACGATATTATGCGTTTCCTCATGGGAGACCTTGTTGAGGCCATTGCTGTGTTTGTTATGAAAGCGGCAGGAGTGAACGTTGTCGATACCCAACGTGAGTGTAATCTAAAATTAGGTGACACAGATATTAAGGGTACTTTAGATATCATTTTAAATGACGGTCAAGATAAAGTTTGGGACGTTAAGTCGACTAGTCCTTGGTCTTTCGATAACAAGTTTTCGAACCGTGGGGGGTATGAAGTAATCAAAGAGGATGACCCTTTTGGTTACATCATGCAGGGTTTTCTATATTCGGAATCACAAGACATGCCGTTTGGTGGTTGGATAGCAATTAACAAATCATCTGGCGAGTGGGATTTTGTCGAAGCACCTGCAGACCAAGAAGAGGACCGTAAAACGTACATTGCTGACGCTAGGAGCCGCGTAGAGAGCCTTCTTAAAGATAATAAGTTCAAGATACCTTTTGAGGCTGTTGACGAATCCTACACCGTTAAAGGCGAGAAAATTTACACAGGTAATAAGTTTATGCCTAAGACCTGTACGTTCTGTTCATTTAAAGAAATCTGCTGGAAGAACGCAGAGTATCATGATAAAGTTACATCTAAAGCAAAGTTCCCGCCAAAAGCTTGGTATGTTAAGTTAGTTAAACGGAATATGTAATGCCCGTTCTTTATACAGATACCTATCCGTTGAAGCTGTTACAGCTTAATCCGATGTTGAGGTGTGTGTATGTAGAGTCCCACGAGGAAAAGGGGGGAGACCCTGCTACTGTGCAGGTTCGCGGTTTAGAAAACTCTTTGCCTCTTACTCTTCGCAATAACTATTCTGAAAGCGGTTATTTGTTGCCAAATACCGAAGCGCGAGACATACCATTAATAGAAAATCAAATTCAAAATATATCATATAAGTTAAGGATGGGTGTAACCATATGTCTTCCGACACTCAAGTTAAGCGAAGAGTTAAATTACCTAGAAAAGCATACCCCAAAAGTAGAACAATATCTATTAAAAAGGCTACAAATGATAAAGGACGGGTTTCCCCTGCAAGAATAATGAGAAACACTAGATATAGGTCTATGTTTGAAATCAACATAGCAAAGGCTCTTGCTGAAAGAGGTATTACTTTTGAATACGAGTCAAAGAAACTTACGTATATACCCAAGCCTCGCAACTATACCCCTGATTTTTATATACCACACAATCAGTTGTATATTGAAGCAAAGGGGCATTTAGACAAGGGAGACCGTGTAAAGATGCTGCTTATCAAACAACAGCATCCCGACCTTGATATACGATTTGTATTCTTAAATGCAAAGAATAAAATTTATAGGGGTAGTAAGACTACTTATGCTGCTTGGGCAACTAAACATGGATTTGTGTGGGCAGAGAAAGCAATCCCAGAGGAGTGGCTGAAAGATGAGTGATGACGTAATTTCAAATGTAGAAAAAGCTAGTCTATTGCCTAATAGATATTATTTAATTTTAAACTATGAAGATGAAGATTCGTTTTCTATGACGGCGTACGACACAACAAAAGGAAACGTCATCGACATGGAGAATGTCCCTGCAGGAATGGTTATCTTGTCAGGCATGATAGAAATGATGGAAAATGATTTTGACCGGATTTGGGATGCAGGTATGGCTAGACTAAGTTTCGTAGCTATGGCACACTCTTTTAAACCCGATACTAAAGAAGCAGAGGACGCTATAGATAAAGTTATTAAACGAGAAGATAATATCGTCAAGGTAAACTTTGGAGAGACGCAGTGACAAGCTACATGAACATAATGAAAGAGATAGAAGAAAACGAACAAGCAGGTAAAGAGGCATATAGCGGTTATGACATGGTTGATAAACCCTTCCATTACAATCAGGCAGGTATCGAGTGCATTGATGCAATCAGGGCGGCGACGGGTACAGGCTTTGAACAATACTTACAAGGGAACATCATCAAGTACGTCTGGAGATACCGATACAAAGGCAAACTACAAGACCTTAAAAAAGCCCAGTGGTATCTCGAAAAGCTAATCGAAGAAAAAACAGAATGAACTGTTGGCATTGCAAGACAGAATTAATCTGGGGATGTGACCACGACATAGAAGAAGAAAGTGATTATTTCTGTATGGTCACAGACCTACACTGTCCGAATTGCGGCAGTGCAGTTTCAGTATACTTACCGAAGGAAAGAAAAACCGATGAATAATATGTTACCCACCCCATATCAGCAATTCATTCACAAATCACGATATGCTCGTTGGATTGAAGATGAAGGACGCAGAGAAGATTGGCACGAGACCGTATACCGTTACACAAACTTCATGGCAAATCATGTTAAGGATAAGCATGATTTTGATATACCAAAGAAAGACCTCTCTGAGATACACGATGCTATCTTAGGTTTAGAAATTATGCCAAGCATGAGGGCAATGATGACATGTGGCCCTGCGTTAGAGCGAGATAATGTTTGTGGGTACAACTGCTCGTACATTCCTGTAGACAGTCCACGCTCATTTGATGAGTGCATGTACATTCTTATGTGTGGCACAGGTGTTGGGTTTTCTGTCGAGCGTAGTAACGTTGATAAAATGCCTGTTATTAGTGACGCAATGAACGAATCTGAGACTGTCATTAAAGTAGCAGATAGTAAGCCGGGATGGGCAAAAGCGTATAGAGAATTGATTGCACTCTTATACGCAGGACAGATACCTACATGGGACGTATCAGAAGTTCGTGCATCTGGCGAACGTTTGAAGGTTATGGGGGGAAGAGCCTCTGGTCCACAGCCTCTTGTAGATTTGTTCACATTTACTGTAGAGGTGTTTAAGAAAGCAGCAGGACGTAGATTATTTCCTATTGAGTGTCATGATTTGATGTGTAAGGTAGGAGAGATTGTTGTTGTAGGCGGAGTAAGACGTTCTGCTCTTATCAGTCTCAGTAACTTAAACGATGACCAAATGCGCCACGCCAAGGCAGGACAGTGGTGGGAAAATGAAGGGCAGAGAGCTTTAGCTAACAATTCTGTTGCTTACAAAGGCAAGCCAGAGATGGGTACATTCATGCGGGAGTGGCTTGCGTTGTACGATAGTAAATCTGGTGAACGAGGTATCTTTAATCGTGAAGCTGCAGACAAACAAGTTGCACGTAATGGCAGACGAGAGACAGGACATCCGTGGGGTACAAACCCTTGTAGTGAGATTATCTTACGTCCATATCAGTTTTGTAATCTTTCTGAGGTCGTCGTGAGGGCTAGTGATACCCTCGATGATTTACTTAGAAAAACTAAGATTGCTACTATTGTAGGCACAATACAGTCTACGCTCACGGATTTTAAGTATTTGAGAAACGTATGGAAAAAGAACACAGAGGAAGAAAGATTGTTAGGTGTGTCCTTAACTGGTATCATGGACCATCCCGTTCTGTCAAAAAACGTAGACAGCAAACGTTGGTTGGAAAAGATGAAAGAAGAAGCGGTAAGGACGAATCACAAGTATGCAAAAATGCTTGGAATCCCTCAGTCGGCTGCAATCACTTGTGTAAAGCCGTCGGGTACTGTGTCACAACTCGTGGACGCAGCTAGTGGTATTCACGCTCGTCACAATGATTACTACATTCGAACTGTTCGTGGGGGCAACTCTGACCCTCTTACTCAGTTTATGAAGGAGTCTGGGATATACAACGAACCAGATGTCATGAAGCCAGATACGACAACCGTATTTAGCTTTGCCATGCAGTCCCCACTAGGGGCTGTTCTTCGCACTGACACCACAGCAATAGAGCAACTTGAACTGTGGAAAACGTATGCGCTGTATTGGTGCGAACACAAACCATCTGTAACTATCTCTGTAAAAGAACACGAGTGGATGGAAGTTGGCGCTTGGGTGTACGAGAACTTCGATGTTGCATCAGGTGTCTCGTTTCTGCCTCATAGTGAGCATACGTATCAACAGGCTCCATATCAAGATATAGAACGTGAAGATTATTTAGAATGGCAACAAGCGTACAATCATGTTACTCTTGATTGGGACAAACTAACTGAGTTCGAGAAAGAGGATACTACAACAGGTTCGCGGGAGTTAGCCTGTACTGCAGATACCTGTGAAGTTGTAGATTTGAGTGCCGCATGATGAATAAGTTTATATACGACAGTTGGAACGCGGTTATGAATAGTGAGCATAATCCATTACGTAACATACCAGATACAAATACCAGACATCTTGTCATGCAACTTCTTGCATGGATGTGGTGCATTATCTTTTCAATGTATGTTGGGTCTATTACTGTGTTTGGTATAAGTGCGCTGTTGCATAGTATACTTATAGCTGGTATAGTAGTAACTGTAGCTACGTTCGAGGTTGCACGTAAAAGACCCCAGTATTTTGGGGGTCTTGGTAGAGGGGTTGGGGGAGAACATGAGTAGGCCAGAATGGGAACGCATGTCTGACGATGGCATGAATAAATTTTTAAAGGTGTGTGTTACTGCACTATTTTTGTATGGGGGGTATGAGGTAGTTCTTGCTTTAATAGGTAAGTTCTCATGACCATAGAACCTCGCGTAGCAGACCGTAAAAAGTTTGACCTAGACCTCAAGTACGGAAAGGTACGTGAGAAGCGTGTTGCTGACATGCTGCAAGATAAGAAGATAGAGGTCAAGTCAGAGCGAGACATGTGGGTTCGAACTGGTAATATAGCCATTGAATACGAGTGCTATGGTAAACCTAGCGGTATCAACGCAACCAAGTCCGATTACTGGTTTCACAACCTCTGCATTGGCGACGAGACTTTTGCTACGCTCGTGTTCGATGTTCCTTCTCTTAAACGTATCATAGACAACCTAGACGAAAAACGCACCGTATCCGGGGGGGATAACGGTGCGGCTCGTATGTATTTACTCAGCCTTCAGAAACTGTTTTCCACCGATGTATTTAAGGCTTACAAAGATGGCAAAGAAAGCTAAAGCTGAGTTATTTAATTTGACATGTGTAATGAACACTGATGGGCATATCGAACTAGACTATCAGGCGGTAGACCCAGAGGAGTTCGTAAAGACAATGGAACGTGGGTTTCCAGAGTATGAGGGAACGTTTAAGGTTGCTAGTCTCGTTCGTTACTTACGGGAGATAGGAGATGACGTGATGGCAAACTCTAGCCGTTACGTTTAGTTGCCCCAGCAATTTTATCAGCGTATGTTATCTTATCCCGTGGTGGAGCTAATGCTGCGAACTCTTTGTTCTTGCCGCCCATAGCCATCTTCGGCATACCCATAGCAGGTTCAACGTTTTTAGACTTACGTTCCTCACGAGGCATCTGTTGACCAGATACTCTTTTTGCAGACATCTGATTTGCAGTGCCGCCATACATCATTGGTTTTCTAACCATAGACCCGTAAGCATATGCCTTACGGATTTTGTTCTTCTTGTTCATCATCATCACCTTTTAGTTTCTGTTCCGCCCGGTTAACATAGTACCGCACGTCTTGACCTGCCATTTGTATTTCTGTAACGGCATATAACATGAAATGTTGCCCTAACCTTTCAAGGTCTGTTTTCTTTACAGGCATACCCCCAAGTATTTGGCTTGTAAGTAAGGCTGCATCTTCATTTGTTGCGATAAGACGGTATAAGTCTACCCGCGCATCTTCCATAATTCTTATAGCGAGGTCACCGAGAGTATATCCTATACCTACTTGGTCTCTTGCTATGTTGTATGCTTTACCCAATAAGTTTCGTGTGTTTACAGCAGGGTCTTTTCTTCCTTTTAACGCTGCTGTCTTTTGATTCATCTGATGGAACATGGTCATAATGCCCTTAATTGCTTTAGCATGTTCTTCACCAAATACAGAAACGAACTTTTCATAATTATCTGTTATGTCCATAATAGGCATTTCAGGAGAATTAGCAACACGAGGTGCTACGTATTCAATCGCCCCTGTATCTTTATTTAATTTAGGAACTACCACCCCTTGAGCAGGTCTAACATCAGCGCGATTTAACAAGCCTTCCATTATATTTACTTTTAAAAATTCATCTGCTAACTTTGCTAACTGGTCATTAGGCATTTTTGGGTTGGCCTGTTTCATAGCCTCTGCCATCTCAGTTAGTATTTCAGTTACATCAACACCTTTAGATAAAATCATACGTTGATACACTCTGTCAACATCTGTTATCTCTGGAAATACTGCTTGTAATTTACTAAAAGCATCTCTGCTTAATTCAGAACTAGCTAACTGTTTACTTGCTATTTCAGAGTCAGCCATCACTGTAAATTTAGATAAACCTTCATCGTATAGGTTGGCAATCTTTTTGTTCTTTTTGTATAACTCTTCTAATTGATACGCAGATTCATATACCTCATCTAAATACACAAGAGGGACTTCATAAAATCTATCGCCATCTTTTACCAAGACCATTGTGCTATCTTCAACATCAAGAACATTTGTAAGCCTAGAAAAATCAAATTCAGTTGTTGCTTTTTCAACAGACGTTGCACCCACTCTTTCAGAACGAGTTAAACTTTGTGTTAATTTTTGAGATTCTCCAACTCCGTAAGTTGCTTCTATAGCACTTTGAACAGATGCTTGAAGAATAGCCAGTTGTTTTCTACCTCCGATGCCGCCTTCTTTATTAATATCAAAGTAGCTACGACCTCCGGGACCTCCTCTAATTCCAAACTCTGTTGTTATGCTCTGCATTACATTACGAATTTTATTTCTAGATGTTCTTGCTGCAAATGCGTCCGTATCTAGATACATTATGTTGTTTATATGTTGAGAAAGCTCATCATCGATAACTTGTAAAGCATCCTTGCCGTTTAACGGTATAGTGTAGTTTGATGAATCTCTATCCGCTGCAGATAAGCGTCTAGGACCTTCTCTCTGTGCTTTTATAGTATCTGTAAGACCACCTTTTCTCTGTGCCTCACCTCGTTCTGTTCTATATGCTTTACGGGCTGCTTCTAAAATGTCATACCCCTCTTTATCTTGAGCAAATAGAAGGTCATCAAGTTTTGTCTCTATGCCACTAGCAACGGCAGCAAGTTTGTCATTTTGTGTTGTTGCAGCGTAAGACTTCATCTGTCTAATCATGTAGTCTAACTCTTCACCATTTACTGCTTGAAATACCTTGCTACCACCCGCTTGTTCTGCTCGTAAAGCAATTTGTAAACTTGACATAGACGATACTTCTACAGGAGATACACCCCCATCAATAAGGGCCTTTTTAAGTTCTTTAATTGTATCCTTACCATAGACTCTATCAACCATGTCTTCAAAAGACCTAGCAATTCTTCGTCCTTCTGCTCCCTTAAAGAAAGCACCTTGAGGGCTAAAGAAACGAGCAATAGCTCCACCTGCATCTGCTTCTGTTAAAAACTCAGAAACAAAATCACTCATGTCTATAGGTCGTGCTGTTTTAAAATACTCTCTTACAGGTTCGTATATTTCCCGCGAACGTGCAACTAACAGACTATCTCTTATATCTATCGCATCCTCTAGTTGCCTTGCTACTGCAGCGTTATAATCTGGTCCTTTATCCATACTTCTAAGAGCTTCAGACCTTATCAAAAGATTATCCGTAATATCATTTGCTGATTGTAAAAGAGACTGTCCTTCATCAAGAGTCTCTCCTACAGTTTTTGCCAACATTTTATTTATCTCAGAAATGTTTTCAAGAAGATTAGGACCGATGTTATCTGCAGGAGATTTTCCGTATAATTTAACTGCTTCTTTAAGGAGACCCTGTAATCTAACAGCATCTTCTGCCTGTTGAGATTTGTATCTTTTAATTCCGCTATTTAATGTGTCGATAATAGCATCGGCTTTTGTACCTGTAATATTATTTGTTGCAAAAATCCCTTTTAAAACTGCTATAGATTCTTCAGCAAGAGCAACTGATTTATCTGACATGTAACTATTCAAGTCGTCAAGAGTAGGATTTCTTCCTAAATCATCTAAACTTAAACCTGTCAATGCTTCCTTACCAAGTGCAGCCAGACGGGACATATCCCCAATATGATAAAAAGCGGTGTGTAGATTTCTCTCTATAATGTCAGCTTTATCAGGTGCTACTCGTCTTATGTACGCCATATTGTCATTTATCATGTTTTGATAAGCAATAGCGTTGTCAAAAAACTTATCTCTTGCATCTTGGCTAGAATCACGATACATACGGATAATTGCTCGTAAACCTGCTTTTTCATCGGAGTTCATAAGACGACCGTTTTTAGGTTCGAATACAAGCTTCTCGTAGTCTGTTAAAGTTCGGTCTGCTAGTATACCTGCTTTACCAAACACTAAAAAGTCTGCAGCATTTGCAAACCAGTTAGGATTTCTAGTGCTTCCCGGTATCCTAAGAAGTTCTTTTGTACCGGACTTAGCGTAGTCTGCAACAACACGGGTAACAGGTAGTCCAAATGAATATGCTAAACTTGCAGATATAAACTCTGCTAGTTGAGGGTCCATGTCGCTACCCTCACCTGCCATTATTTCACGACCAGTGTATTGAGCAAGCGTTGTTATAGTCCATGTTTTAGCACCATCTGCAAGTATAGGGTTTACTACTGAACCTAACTTTGCTCTTATAAGATTTGCTTCTGCGTTGTCTTTTGCTGCTTTTGCTCTTCTCCAAGCTAAAGGTGCGCTTCCAGTAAATCCTATTCTTGAGAAGCCTCCGGGGTCTACAGTTCTTTCTACATTCTTCAACAAAGCACGAGCTTCTGCAGCAGTAGTTTCTAATCTTTCAATGTGAGCAGCTTTCTTCTCTTGATAGATACCTAAATTTAATAGTTTCTTATTTATGCTAATTGTGTCGATATTGTCTTCTAAAGTTCTTGCCATATCAAAAACATTAGTTGCTCTTTCAATAGGCGGCTTTCCAACCTTTGCTAATTTGTTATCTAAAACATCAGCATATTCTTCATACATTTTCTTTGTTTGAGACACTGTTCTTTTAGCGGCTACTGCAGTGCGGGTACTCCACGACATGTATCCAGCACCAACATCAGCACCCGTAACAACTATTTTTCCTAAAAAATTTAAGTCATTATATGCGAGATTTAACAAGTCTTGTGCATCTTGGTCACTTAAAAAGTCGCGTTCTACTATCTTATCTTGCGTTTCATCGTAAACAAAGTTTAACTCATCAAAACGCTCTTCGGACATACGTCCTTCT